GATCTTTTAAAATTACCATTATAAACAATTCCATTTTTATACACAGCTATAATCAAATCTCTATCTTCACCAGATGTTTGATCTAGAGATACAGAGTAACTAATAGACATAGGCACAGTGTCTGTACCAGTGTATGTAAGTCTAGCTGTAGTTGCTTCAGTAAAGTTAGAGGGAATTCCACCTGCTGTAGTTGTAGGAGCAAGTTTAGTAAATGCGGAAGGATAGGTCAGTGTGTATGGTGTGGTTAAGTCGTAAAAATGAACTTGACCATGTGGTGTACCTGTAAGTACAAAATTACCACTGCCATCGACAGTAAGTGTATCACCTGCTTGACCATTTGTAGTGAGTCCACTAAGTTGAGGGGGACTAAGTTTTTTCCATGTACCACTACCAGTACCATTGGATACATAAAGCTTATTAACTGTAGCTGCTGCTACACCTTTAGGCTCATGAATATTCGGGTCAGTAATTGCAGAGTGTTGTACTGTTGCCATTGTTTCTCCAAAAGAAAAGAGGAGAGAGCGACCGGGAAACTCCCAATCCTAACTCTCTCCACTCTTCACGTTACATTAAACGTATTCTACAAAAATTGTAGCTGTACCAGCAGTATAAGTGCCAGTAATAGTGACATACAAGTCAGTAGCTGCTGCATATGCTTTAGGAGGCAATTGACCTTCTGTAGAAGTATATGCATAAGCACCTTGAGCTTGAATAGCAGCATTAGCAGTCAAGTTAGCAGTAGCACCTTGAGTAGCTGTAATCCAGCCAGCCGCAGTGGTTGCATCACCGAATGCCAATGAAGTGCCACCAACCCAAGCAGTACCAACCTTCATGTACACGTTTTTAACGATAGAGCCAGCAGGAATGCTGATCTTAGCACCACTTGCACCAGAGGTGCTTTGATAAGTGATGTTCAATTGAGCAGATTTGTCGTTGCCATCAACTTCGTTGACACCAGCGTCATTACGCTCAGGATAGTTATTACCAAAACCAACAACCAAACCGTCGGCATTAGTCCATGTAGAAGCACGAGTCATTTTATTATCCTTTCAGTATTAGATGGTGTTCTTGGTGATAACAGAAACCAAACACTCAGGACGATAGAGCTTCAGACCAAAACGTGCGTTCATAACGTATTCGTCACGACGCAGGTCTTTGTTACGCTCATATTCAACACGAGGCATTTGGCGATATGCACCAACAAACGGAGTCAAGTCACCACCAACAGACATGAACAAGTTCACAGTTGGAGTGGCAGGTACAGGAACACCACCAAGGCTAGAGGAAGCAGCTTCAGTAGCAGCAGGGAGGAAGTTAGACACGTACACATCAAAACCAAAGATGTTACGAATAAAACGCATACCTGTCACTTCGTTCACAAAACCACCTTGAACAATACCTTCAAAGGCAGGGTTGTTAGTGAAAGCTTGTGCACCAACCAAAGTGTTAAACACGTACTCTTGTGAGGGGTCGATAATGGCAACACGTGAACCACCTGCTTGAGCTTTGTCCAAAGCATATTTAGCTTTAGCAAAGTCAGCCAGAGACAACACAGTGTTAGTGTTACCAGACGCAACGAAGCGGTGGTCAGCACCATTAATAGAGTTCACGTTACCAGATGTTTGCTGATTGGCAAGAGAGAAAACAGAAGTTTCCAAGTTCTCATCCAATGCACGACGCATCTTAGTGGGGAACATACCGATCAATTGTTGTGCGTAATAGCTGTCTTGCTTAGCCTTATCGGTAATGTAAGTAGCAGATTCCACATAACGATCAATTGTGAAAGTGAACTCACCAGTATCCATTGCGTCATACACAACAGGAGTCAGTTCAGAAGTCTCACGCATTGGCAACTCGCCAACAGAGGGAATGGTAAATTGGTTACCATCGGGGAAACCATTGAGCATACGAACATATTTCGTACCCATCAATTGTTCTTGCAAAATATCTTTCAATTCGGCAGACCAGAGTTCTGTACGAACCAGATGGTCATTAACCTTTGAATAATCTACACCAGCCATTTAATTCTCCTTATTGCCCAAAATATAGGGACGGGTTTTTAGTAACAGTTTGTTGTAACTTATATTGGAAGTCCTGTGACCAATATAGTGAAGGATTCTCTTTACGAATCTTTGCAGCCCATGCTTTAGAGCCTTCAATATTTGATCTATCACCACCAGTAGAAGGTACTGAAGTTGTATTCATAGAACCAGTATCCATAGTGTTAGCGTTATTTGGAGTAACGCCAGCAAACAAAGATACAAACTCTTGCGGGTCAGTAGCTGCTAGTTCCATCAAGATACGTCCTTTAGCTTGTGTTGTTGCACGTTGCTTAAAGATTTCTTCTGCTTTCTCACCAAACTTCTCTTTCATCAGTTTGTCTGCAAGCATTAAATTATCTTGTTTTACTTTAGCTGCCTCTCGACCTACTAACGTCTTCTCTACAAGCTGTTGCACATCTTCAGGGGTATAACCCTGAGCAGGAGGATTGTCGTTCTCTGGTGCATTGCTTTGTTTCGACATACGTTCCAAAACATCATCAATTGTTTTAGCTGCCATTGTCTGCTCACGTAGTTTACGATTTTCCTCTTTCAAGGTTTCAATAAACTGGTCAGCATTAGTGTAAGCTTTAGCCAATTCCTCTGGTGTTTTGTATTTTTGCGTTTCACCAACAAGTGCGGTAAAAAGCTGTCCCTCAGTTGTCGCTGTGGGTGTATTGGTGTTCTGGTTGTCTTCAGAGCCACCGAAAATTGTTGCATTGGTCATGCGGAATCTCTCCTAAAAAGTTGACTGCCTTAGTGTCAGGTTCTTTAAAAACGTTACCCTTTGGCAGAATCAGGTAACAAAGAAATGATAAAGTCTATCATTTTTGTCTGTCCCATTTGATAACTAAGCTTAGCATAATGGTTAGGACAATCGAAATCATCTTTCTTGACATTGTTAATGTCTTCATTCATACTATTTAATGTTTTATATAAAGCTTCTAATGTATAACTACTATTATTCCAAGCTTTAATAAACTCTTCATTACTACTATCTTTAGGTTTATTATTTAATAATACTTTATTCATTATATATTCCTTATATTAGTTTATATATAATATACTACCACAATTACTGAGGCATGTCAACTTCTGGCCCTTCAGGGCTAATTGTTGCCTCAGTTTGTATATCTTCAGCCACTTGATTCATCAATCGCTGTGTTTCAGCTTGTTCAAAAATCATAGCATTGTCTTGTACAATACGGTAGTTTTGCCAACCTAAATTCTCTTCCAAAGCCTTAGCAATAGCTTTACCACTAATATGAGCAGCCACAGTTGGCATAGCCTGTACAGCAGCCATAGTTTGTGACAATTCTTGAATGAATCTTGCTTGTTCACCATAATGACGAGCACCTAAAGGATAGATTTTACCAGCAGCCATTAGGTCATCTTTTGTAACTTCTACAAAGGATTCAGTACCATAATCTTCGTCAACTGAACGAATACGTTCAACACCTTCAAAGTTACGTACAGCTTCACCCAACATGCCATTCAATAGGGGTTCAAGGATGTTTCGTTCAAACCAACTCACCTTGCTTTGAAAGATACGTCCAGCAGCGTTCTCTAAGCTTTGTACTTCGTACTTTGTCTTCTCGCCGGGGGTACGGATACCCATAGCTTGTTTAGGCGCTCCTGCAAGCTCTTCCATGCGGTTCATAAGCTCGTTAATCTGGAGGTCAGCTTGTAGTGCTGTAGCGTCAGGACGTAAGAATGTTAGACTACCTTCATCACCAACAAACACAGTGGCTCCGGGTTCGTACTCAAACTCTTCAACTGTATTACCTCCAACAACCATAACTGGATACGCAATAAGGTCAAATACGTCTGCTTTTAGGTTTTCTAGGTGGTCAATACGATATTGCATACCAACCAATTGATCTAACGGCCCTTGTGCCCATAAGTTGTCTGTACGCAATCTCCAACCACAGTGGTACATAGGCTTGCTACCTGTCCACATTGGATTAGGTTGTTTACGTAAAATCCACTTACGGTCGATAACTGTAATTAACTGGTTGCGTAAAAGCGTCTTCTTCTCAGGATCATAAATGTCACCCCAGAACTCTAACAACTCAACCATGTCACTTTCTAGATATTCATCAGCACTACCAAAGCCATCAATAGCCATGTTCAACTCTTTCTTGAACTCTGGATCATCACGATAGTTTTGACGGAACTGCAAAGCTTTATTCAATACTTCCTTGTTATAGTTTAGTGCTGGTTTAGTCTCAATGTCAGTCATTAAATCGCCTAGTGACTTAAGCATACGGCGTACTACAGGAGTCTTGTCAAAGGTTTCAGCTAAAGGGTTAAACACAATGTCTGTAGGGTTAATACGATAGGCTTTAGGGCCAATGTAACGACTAACCACATTACCTGTAGCGTCACTAATAACGTCCCGTACATAGTCGTAGGTAACAACTACGTTACCAAAATCAATGTAGTCGTACACTAGTTGAGAAACAAGAAGTTGAAAGTTAGAAGCTTTTAGCTTCTGTTTCATGTAGTTAGTAATGGCATAACGCTTTTTAGTTAACTCTTCACTCTTGTCAGAGGCTTCCCAAAAGAACCAAGTCTCAGATGGAAACAACGCAGCCATGTAATTAGCATGTAGGTTATCTCTAATCTGAGTAAGTTTAGGAGTTACAGTAGAGTTTTTCCAAGGGAGTTTACTGTTACTAGTTTTACGTGTGTCAGTGGCAAACAAGTAGTTACGTAACTCTTGTTGATCTGATTTCCATACAGAACGGTTAGTGTCCCACTTAACCCACATGTCAGCAATTTTATTTGCTAAACTATCGTCATCAAAACTTACTTGTACGTTTTCGTTCATATTGTCCTCTTAGTAGGCTACGCCACCAAATTTAGAATTAAATGCAATGATGTTTGATTTTTTACCCCATGACCTACTAGATACAGGAGACTTACAAATCTCAACACAAGCCGCTAAAGCATCTTTAACGTCATCATGCTCAGGGTTATTCATAATTAGTTCTTCTTCTAGCACTTGGCAGTTACCACCTTTATAATGCCAGATTTGATTGTTGGTATAACGTGGCTCTAAGATAGAAGCAATGCGTTCTGCTTTGTTCATAGTCTTAGGGGGGTTATATTCATCAATGGTGAACACAATGTTTTGACTACGCATATAGTCACGGAATTGAGTTACAATGAGTCGCTGTGCAGCTACAATTTCACAACGCATCTTTTTAAAGCGCCACTTCCTAAACACTGATTCAGCCCTATCGTACATAACAGAAATCTTGTTTGTTTTAAACCGATCAATGTCAAGTACATAATAGTTATTATCTTCATCTACACCTACCACAGCAATAACAGTGTAGTCTGAATTGTGGTTAACGGTGTATGCAAAATCCATAGCTGCATAGACATGGAGAAGCTTATCGCCAAAGTACCAAGCACCGCTAAAGTTTTCAATCTTATCCCTTTCATAGTAATTGAATCTACTACGGTCAATAAGCTGTGTTTCCACAGCGTTAGGGTTGTTGTAATATTGGGCATAAAACTGAGTAATGTCCAAATATTTTGCTTTTTTACGGGCTAATTCTTTTTGGTCAAAACCAAAAGTCTTACCATCTGTACGCCGTTGTTTAGGCCATAGAAACTCACCATTAACCTCTACAACACGTTCAAATGTCTCGTATACTTCGTTTTCTACTTCCTCATCCTTATCATCATCATAATAGGACTCACTCATCTCCATCATATCTTTGTACAAGTCACCGGGATGGTAACGTGTACCTACAGCCCACTCTTTAGCACCTGTAGATTCAATGGAAGATAGTTGTGAATAGAATGCTCTAACTTGGTCACGACCAATTTGAGAATAGGCATTATCAGGAACCACTACGTCATCTAGCACAGCAACAGAACAATGCAATCCTGTTACGTTAGCTGTAATACCAGCGGCCTTAATAGTTGCATCACGAATACCCTCTGCTTTACGCTTAGGATGGTCTACACTAATCTCATCAGCAGCCCAACGCTCTCGTTTACCTTCCATGTCGTTAACCATTTCAGGCCAATAGAAACGATAAATATCAGACAAAAGAATATCTTTAACAGCTTTTAACTGCTTTTCAGCTAAGTTAGCTGTAGCAGATACGTACAATACAGTTGCTTCAGGATGCTTAGTAATGTGGTGAGCCACACGATAGGCAATCATTGCACTCTTTTGGTGGTCACGAGGAAGAAGTACAAGTTGATTATCCTTAGCATCTTGACGTTGCCACCAAGCACACAATTCGGAATGCACGGCTCCCAATACTCTGTGTGGTGCTACCAATCTAATAAAGGTTTCTAAGTCAGCTTCTGCTGCTTGTTTTACAAGTTCTTTTTCAGTTAACATTTCCACTTTCTAAGTGCCAAAGCTTTACGAGTAGGGCTACCGTCAGGTTTCTTCATTGGCCCTTTAACACCTTCCATGCGTGCACAAAAACTCTTTTTACGTGGCCCACCTTCAGGTTGAGGAGCTTTTAAATTGCTACCTGTTTTAGCATTGTAATAGGCACGACCTTTAGCATTAAGGCCACCCTCAGGGTTTTTATGTTCTTTGCGTAACGACACACCTTTTTTCTTAGCCATTACTTACCTTTCTTTGCTGTTTTAGCAGACTGCTTAAAGTCTTTAGCACTAGGTGCACCCTTAGTTCCGGGTTTACGCATCTTCTCTTTACTGCCTTCTTTAATACGCTCACGCTTAGCATGAATGTTTGCATATAGTCCGGGTTTCATTTCATGGCTCCATTCTTTTTACGAGCAAAACTACGGTTAGCACTCTTACTAGTAACACGCAAGTTACTTCGACCAGCACTACCACCTTTACTCAATGGTTTCTTATGGTCTACATCCTTACCATCACCCTTGGTTACTTTACCTTCAGCAGCAAGTTTACGACGAGCACTATTACGTTTAGCTCTATCTTTAACTACAGATGGTTTACCATCATAGGCTTGTTGCTTTTTATAATCACGCTTACCATTAGTCATATACGGCATTATTTCTTTCCTCCTGCAATGATACCAAGTCGAGCCATATCACCTGCTATACGGCCTGTAGAAGGTGCTATAACCTCTTTAACCTCTTTAGGTCTACCGACAGGCTTCTTAACACCACCATCTACATAACCCTTCTCAGCAAGCCATTTAGCAGCCGCTGTACCACCGGGTAGTTTAGCGTGTTGCTTAATCTGTGCAATTGCTTCAGACTGTAGTTTAACAGCAAGTTCTGCTTGCCATTTATCTACATGTGGTTTAATCATGGGGTGATTACGTACTTCTTGCCAGTGTTCCCAATCTCCTAACAATGTCATAGCCACTGAATACTCAGATGGGTCACGGCAATCTAGGAATACATCTTTACATTCTTGTAGGGTGTATACAGGTTTAAACTTTACGTCTACACGAGCAAACTCCTTGAACAAGCCAAGAATAACACGTTTACCACTACCATCTAAGAATTTAGTTCTATCAGTCATATTCATCAATTATAGTTATGTTGCGAATCATTCCACGAGGGATTTGTGTGCGACAGCCTACTGTGCCATCAATGATGTAAGATGAAGTTAATACAATACCTTCTTGTCCGTCATACAGTAAATATCCTATTTGACTAACCATTACAGGTTGATATATAAAATCATCTTCATGTGTTGTCCAAGGAGTATCATCTAGGTCAGATGCATCCTCCCACTCAACATATGCCATTTTCATTTTTTAGCTTTATTCTTAGCTGTACGCTGACCACGTTTAGGTAATGACTTACCTGCGGAACTAAGTGCCATAGCAATTGCTTGCTTTTGTGGTACACCCTGCTTCATTTCTTTTCGAATGTTAGCAGAGATTGTTTTTTGACTACTACCTTTTTTGAGTGGCATGATTTCTCCTTAAGCAATTAAACCGGGCAAA